AAGTGCTAAATTCTTTTGTTATCTGGAGGGGTAAAACTTATTTTCCGGCTCCTATCGCAGCAGAAGGATTTGAATCAACAACTAAAGGCACCCTGCCTCAACCCAGCCTTACTATTGCCAGCCAATCAGAAGATGGAGTTGATCAATTAGCACTTTTAAAACACCAGATACGCCAATTTGGAGACATTATCGGATGCAAAGTAACAAGAAGGAGAACTTTTGCTAAATACTTAGACAGGGCTAATTTTGCATATAAGGCAACCTTATCAGAAAAAGCGCAGCAGCTCCCCCAAGGATATGAACCGGATCCTTACGCGCAGCTACCCGAAGATATTTATTTTATAGAAAGAAAACAAACTGAAAATAAAAATACTATAACTTATCAGCTTTCTTCAGTCTTGGATACGGAAGGTACTAAGCTTCCTAAAAGAGTAATTGTTTCCGATAAGTGCGTTTGGCAATACAGAGGTATCGGTTGCTGGTACCAACACGCTGACAAAGAAGAAAAAAATAAAAACTATACTGATGATAAATTTCCTCCAATACTTAAAAAGGCAGAAATAACTAAACTAGGTAATTCAACAGGGTATGGATTACCTAACAAAGCGCCTGCTATAGCGAATGATAAAGATGAGTTAATAGCCCCTTTTGTAGGAGGTAGGCTGAATGAAGTAGGTTTATGGCATCCTAACGAAACATATTCAGTAGGAGACGTAGTCTACATAATAGACAAAGATAAAGACAGTATTAAATATTATTTTGCCTGTAAAAAAGCTATAACACAAGAATTAAAAGGTAGCGTATCAGTGCCCCCTAATACAGATTACTGGATAGCAGATGAATGCTCAAAATCCTTAACGGGATGCAGGCTAAGATGGGGCGCATCTAAAGGTGCAGTAGATGACCGCGGATGCTCTATAAAAAAAGGAGAGCTTCCGTTCGGAGGGTTCCCTGCGGCCCGAAAAGTAGCAAGACAAGGATGATTCTAAACGAACATATAAAATTCGCCATAAAACAACACGCTCTCAAAGAAAACCCAAGAGAGTGCTGCGGCTTATTGCTAAAATCGGCCGAAGGACTCGGTATACAAACCTGCAGGAACGTATCAGAAAAACCAGATAAACACTTTTCTATTTCGGCAAAAGATTATTTAAGGGCTTCGACAAGAGGGAGTGTTGAAGGAGTGTATCATTCTCATATTTCTAACAATGATAAATTCTCTCCCAATGATATTCTACATAGTAGAGCGCATAAAGTACCTTTTGTTCTTTATTGCCAAGGCAAAGATTCTTTTTCGACCTTCGACCCAGAAAGAAGCAAAACTTTTTTATACGATCGAATTTTTAAAATAGGCGAAAATGATTGTTATACTTTTGTAAAAGAGTACTATTCAGATCTAGGGATAAAACTTCATGGTTATAATAATTTAGGCAACGACTGGCACAAAAAAAATCCTAACTTAATTCAAGATTTATTTAACTTGAATTATAATGATCCTGATTTGCCAATATTTGAACTTGACCCCAACTCACAAATTAAAAAACACGACGTTTTAGTTTTTGAGTTTATAAAAGGAGCAGGGGCAAACCACGTAGCGGTCTATTTAGGTGACGGGGAAATAATGCACCACCCTAGAAACAAATACCTTTGTATAGAGCCTTTTGGCCGCGTTTTAAAAAATAAAATGATAAAAATATATCGTCATGAGCAATTTAGTTAATGTTAAAATTCATGGAGTTCTGGCTGATCAGCTTGGCAGATCCGAATGGAAGCTGGCAGTCAAAAGTGTTGGCGAAGCAATTCGCGCAATTGAGTGCAACACTCATAAGCTTTATCAGAACCTCATGGAAAATGACAAAAAGAACATAAAGTATCGAGTCTTAATTAATGAAAAAGACTTTTTAATAGAAGAGGGTAAAGACCCAAATTCAATAGAAGATTTAAATAACTCAGAGCTAGCTATAAAAAAAGATAATTTAAAAAGCGTAGACATAGTACCAGTAATAGAAGGGTCTGACGATATCATGTCTATTGTAACTATAATTGTAGGGGTAGCTTTAATAGCTATGGGTATGGGGTGGATTTCTACTCCATTATTGATGGGAGCTGGCACCGGCGTACAAGCAGCTTTGATATTAGGAGGTATAGGATTAGTTGCCGCAGGGGTAACAAACCTACTCACTCCTATGCCGGAATTCGGAGACTTTAGAGAAATAGAAACTGGAGGGTCTGCGTCTTATATATTTAACGGGCCAGTAAACACAATAAGAGAAGGCGGCCCAGTATTTGTAGGCTACGGCAGGTTATTAATAGGAAGCCACGTTATACAGTCTGCTCTCGACACAGTTGACGCAGATGCTGAAGTTCTAGCTAAGGATACGTGGGGAGAGACTAAATACGGATTACTTTACAATATACCTAACGCAGGAGGCTTACTAGAAGCCAGAACACGAAGCGATGAATGGAGTAACTAATGGGTAAAAAGAAAAAACAAAAACAAGCACGGCCAGTAGTCACGGACGTATCCGCTGTTAAAAATGCAGCAGGAGAATACGTTGTATCTCGTTCTTTTTCTGAAGTTGTTGACTTGCTCAGCGAAGGAGTAGTGCAAGGTCTAGCTTCTGGAGACTATACGTATGTAGGAGCCGAAAATGAAACGGGATATCAGTCGGTAGACTTTACGGCATGGCAGGCCACAGGAACCAATGGGGAGAAAAATACAAAACTAGGCTTTCTTCAATCTATATACTGGAACGAGATTCCAGTTGTGGACAAAGATGGGTTTTATAATTTCCCATCGATTAACGTAGAGACAACTAAAGGCGACCCACAAGGATCTATCCCTAAATTTAATAGCGAAATGACATCCTACGGATCGCATACTTCAGACGACATCCTTGACTTATCGGTAAACAGGCCCGTAGGAGAAAGGCTGTATGGGCCAGAAATAAAAGGAGGAGAGAGCGCTCCCACTGATAAAATTGCCGCACAATTAAAACCGGGGGTAAAAATAGATAAATACGCTAAAACTTACAGTATATTAAATAAAGAAATTCAAAAATTATCTGTTAATATAAAAGTTAACTCCCTCTTTGAGTCTGTCCAAGCTGGGCCAAAAACTTACAAAAAGTCTGGCCAGTTAGCTAAATGCAATAGTGCTTCAACTGGATACGGAGATCAAAAAGCGAGAACTATTGAATATAATATATATTATAGACCCATGTTCGATAAAAGGTTCTCGTCACCAAACCAAGAAGACAAAACGAACGTTAACGCTAGTTCTAAGTGGCGAGGCCCAATCAAAGAAAGAGTTACAGGTAAAATAGATCAACCTTATGTTAGATCGACTTTAATAGACTTCTCAGATTTTGAATTTTCTGATTCTGTAGGTTTTGAGGGATGGGAAGTCAGGATTGTAAGGCTAACCCCCGAGCCGTTAACTTCTTTTTATAGAGCAATCACTTTCGTCGACGGTTTTGTTGAGGTTTACGGAACAAAATTGAGGTACCCATATACCGCAATGGCTTACTCTCAGTTCGACGCTAGAAACTTTTCTCGAGTTCCCTCTCGCGCCTACGACACAAAATTAATTAAAGTTAAAATACCAAATAACTATAATCCACTTTTAAAAACTTATGGAAACAGTAGCGCTAATGCTACTGATTTTGCCAACTCTATAGGTATCGCAGAAGGAGCCAGAACAAATTCAACTTATAATGCGGATAATCAATACGAAGGGAAGTGGCAGAGAGTAAGCTCCACCCCTATTGTAGAATGGGATGGAGGCTTTGCAACCGTAGGAGGCTCTGCAACGGCTGAGCCTTTAAAAGCTTGGACAGACAATCCAGCTTGGTGCTTTTATGATTTAGTTACTAACCCCCGTTATGGTTTAGGAGAATATATCAAAGAGACAGAGATAGATAAATGGTCTCTTTATGAAATTGCAAAATATTGTGATGAACTTGTCCCCGATACATATGGAAGCTTAGAGCCAAGATTTACTATAAACTATTTAATAACTTCAAGAGAAGAAGCTTTTAAAGTTTTAAACGATCTTACTTCTATTTTTAGGGGTATAGCCTACTATTCTAACGGAAGCATTTTCGCCGTTCAAGATAGAATTAAATCCGCAGTTTATCAATTTAATAATTCTAACGTTGTAGAAGGAGATTTTTCTTATTCCAGTTCTTCGATGAAAGCTCGGCATAGCGTCGCAATAGTCAGGTATAATGATAAAAAGAACTTATTTCAACCGGCAATAGAATACGTAGAAGATGAAGAATCTGTTCGTAGATACGGAATCAGAGAAATTGAAACAACAGCTTTAGGATGCACGAGTAGAGGGCAAGCTAGAAGATTTGCAGAATGGATATTAAAAGCTGAAGCGCTGGAAACCGAAACCGTCTCTTTTTCAATTGGAGGAGATGGATCTTATTTAAGGCCCGGTGACGTAGTTCAAATTTATGACAACTTTAGAAGTCCTTTAAAGTATAGCGGCCGAACTAATGCGGTAATAAAAGGCACTCCAGCCATAACAAACGAAACCCCCCTTGCTAACGTTTCAGCCCAAATAAATAATAAATATAGCAACGCCTCTAATTTTAATACTGTAATTTTGGATCAGCCATTAAATTTTTCAAGCAACAAAAGCTATAAATTTTCTTTACTGACTCCAACTTACAACACGGCTACTGGAGATGAAACTGAAGTAAGAAGATCTCAAATTCAAACAGCTATTTTTAGCGGCGTAGACGCCATGCCAATAACTGGCAACTTTAGGTCAGATGAAACTGGAGTATGCACCCAAATCACCTTTAACACAGGCACTCTTTTTGGAGGAATGGATAACTCCTTTGATTTCGATAATTATGTAATTACGGGATACACTAATACGGGCGTCTGGGTAAGAGGAACGCTAGAAGACATGAGGGTTCAAGAGCAA